TTTATCGTTCCCCAGTGGTCAATTCCACCTTTGTATTTATCTTGAACGAAGACTGTTCCTGCTTTACTTCCTGAAAAACATTCTATATTCGGAGCACCGATGGCAAAAAATTGATTATTGAGTGAAATTGCTGAACCAAATCTATCTTCTTCGGATGTATATGGCGAAGGTTGATTTGATGTCACAACATATCCACCTTGTTCCAATTCAAGTAACCACGAATCATCCGTTGCAATTTCCAATGCAACAGCATGCTGACTCCACGGAGAGTAAAACGTTTTAAGTGAACGAAATATGCTTTCTGATGTGTCAAACTTCATAATATGTGCCCATCCAGCTTTAGGATGTGTCAAACTACCAGAATCATCTGGAGCACCAATTACTAAATAACCGTCATCAAAATCAACTTCACGACCAAACCGTTCTAATAGTGGGTTGAATGATGTTGTTGGGTATAAAATCAAGTGACGATCATTGGCATGATGTTCAGTCAAATGCATAGAAGATAAACTAAGTTCTTTCTGAAAGTATTTATCTGTAAGGGTCAAATTTGTATACCCGTCATCAGCCAATGTATAAACTTCATCAGGATTTGACAAATCTATCATGGTTACGCTGTTAGGGCGTATACTTTCACCGAACATTGATTTTGGTATTTGTCCAACGGTTACTTGATCACGAATTTTACGGATTTCTTTTTGTCTACCTGATGCATCAAAGTCAATTGTTTCAATCCCAAAACGATGTTCTGGATTTGAGAATTCATAAAATTGTGATTTTATTGCATTGTAAACTAGACCTTTGTAAGTTCCATCTGTATTCAGTGGATTTGCGCTTGCCGAGTAAAATTGACTACCTGTATCAAAAAATATACCTGTAGTTTTTTCTCCAAATGAAATTCTGAATTTATCCGAATCAGCAGGATTATACAATAATGATGCAGATGGTGGATTTGTACAAAACAGTGAAATTGGGTCTGTGAATTTGCTTTTATACAAGTCACATACTGCGTCTGTAAGTTCATTGTTGTCGCCAATATTCTGGAGAAACCATGTTTTGAACGTCTTGAATGGACGAACTGTAATATCTGACTGCTTTAAACTTTTTATTGACATGCCTATAAATATTGGAAATGTCAAATCTTACGATAAAATTTGATTTACAACATCATCAACGACTGAAATATCATTTTTTATGTCTGTCTCCCATAGTCTATAGACTTTATAACCCCGACTTTCTGCAATCTCATTTTTTAGTTGATCATTTTCTCTAACTTCATTTACTTCTTTGCAATGTGATTTTGTATTGGGGTTGCCGTGCCAGTAATCACCATCAACCTCAATAATTGCTGGTTTTCCCTTAATTTTGAAATCGTATATTTTACACGTTTTATCTTTGACTATAAAAAATTGAAAATGTCTTTTTACTCCCAATTCTTCCAGACGGTCATCTACCATTTTTTCGAGCTTGTTCATTCTTTCCTCTCGGTAAGCAAACATTTTTTTGATTGATTCTGGTTTGTGTTTTTTTCCTTTGAATGGGTGTTCATGTGCTTCGTGCCATTCAATCTGTGATTTGCTAATCTTTTTACGGACTGACTCAGGGTGAGTTTTTCCCCAAAACGGAGAATTTTCAGGAATACTATAATTTTCTTTATTAGCTTTGCCAATTTTAGCTCGGATTTCATCCGTCATAAAATCACGCTTTTTTCCATAATTCCAATGCTTTTTGCCTTTGCGACCCTCACTGAGTTTCATTTTTGTCTCTTCTGACATTGGACCCTTGGATATTCCTTTCGTAGTATCGCTTAAAAACTGATTCAAATATTTTGGGTCACATTTACCCTTTAATACCTTTTCCGTATATGGGCACTTATTCCAGCCAAATTGGTGAAACTCTTCCAAGTTTTCTGTGATGTAGTCTAAATAAACTACATCGTGTTTTGATTTCAAGTGACGAGCGAAGTTTTTAATTCCAATATCCGACTCGCAATGCTTACATTTAATTTTCTTCTCCATGATTATATATATCATGGGAAAAATAAAAAACACCTCTTAATCGGATATTTATTAAGGCTAAATACTCTACCAGCTCAAACGGATCTTGATGAGCGCTTCTGTATCGAAGGTCTTTTGAACAGGTTGACTCATTTTAGCCACCGCAATCAACTCATTGTTATCATCATACAATCCAACGGTTGTGATGTAAGCTCTAGGGTCATTTTGAAAACTTGTAAAACGGATTTTTCCTTCGTCATTCGGATTTGAAATTTCATTTTCCTGTAATGAGAATGTGGGATTATTTGAATAATTGAATTCTTGATTTTTTACACGAACGAAATAATGACGAGATGGAATACTTTCTTCATTTCCAGCCTTCATTGGGTTAGTTGTAATGGCACCTTGCAAGGCATTATACAACTTGTATTGGTTCAAAGCATATCCATTTGTGCTACCTGTTGCTGGGGTCAATTCTGATCCAACTATTTCAGCCAATTTTTCCGGATTCAAAATAACCAAACCTAATCTTGGGTAAATTAAACCAATTCCCTCTGGGTCAAATGTAACAGCAGCTGATGTTGAAGTTCCCAAAGAACCACTTACGATGTTGTATTGTGCTTTTGCTGATGTTGAACCTGTTACTGAAAATCCAGCGGATTCATCAACGTATGTGAAAATCCCATTTGATCCGCTTATTGAAAATTGAAATCTTCCATTTACCAAACGTTCTTTGAAACGAACTGAAGCAAAATTCATTGCGTAAAAATCAATTTTATCAATTGTCTCAGCATTTGCCCCACTCCCACTTTGGAATGTGAAATTTTCGTCACCTGGGCTTAGTATTAAATTTTGGTATTGGGTGAAGACAGCTTGTGTTGGTTTGATTTTTGAAGTTGATAAATCTCTATCGGATGATCCTGAAGCAGCATCATGTCCATAGGTCAATGAAAACAACACCTCAGAAGTATCTGATGTGGGTGCTTCACTATAAACATCTGTATAATACAATCCACTTTTAGGTTCAAACTCAGATGAACCTGTGATTTGAGCCTGTGTGCTTGATGTAAAAAACGAAGAAGAGAATTGTGATGCTCCACCTGGAAATAATCCAACTGAAACTTTTTGTATTCTTCCAGCTACGATGTCTGTGCTTTCAAATGTTCTAAATGTACTCATTATGATCCGATTACATTAACGGTTACGTCAATTGTTTTGCTTCCACCAGATTCATTTCCGATGATTGTAAGCGTTGTATTCACTGTAGAAGACAGTGAGTTGTTTGGGATAAATCTGAATCTCAATCCTGTTGCAACTTGAGCAGTTTCGGATGAAACATCTCCCAAGAATGAAGGGATTGTTGCTGAAACAGATGAATCAAGACCTTCACCAATTACAGTTCCGGCGTTTTTATTTGCAAGAATTGCAGTATATCCAAGTTTCGTGTTGAATGTTGGATTTGTAGCTGGAACTAAAATAGTTTCACCTCTGAAAGTTGATTTCACATTGATTGTCTCTTGACCTACACTAATAACTGGTATAGCAGTTGATCCAGCAGGCAAAGTTACCAGTTTATATTTCAAAACTTGCGATTCATCGCTGAATGGTTCGAAAATCGGTGTGTTTTTCAATGCTATGTCATAGTATTGACTACCCTGTGGGTGATTCGGGTCATACAGCCTGTAGTCTATTTCATCATCCGATAAAGCGAATGAATTTATATTCAATGAACCTCGTTGGGCAAGTATTTCTCTTCCCTTTTTAGTTAGCACGGCATTTACCGTAATTGTAGAATTATCCAAATATCCCATATTGTCTCCTGTTAATAAATATACATCTGTTCAAAAAATTTTACGAATCTGTATCAAGTACAACACCCTCACCTTCAGTTCCAACATTAATTGCTGCTCTATCAACGGTTGTAAGTACAACAACTTCGGAATTATTCAAGATTCCATTGTCGGGATTGATCGTCGTATCCTCGGTTTGTTCTGTTGTTTTTCCAAAAAAGTTTCGTTTGAATTTGAAATGTCTTCTATCATACCCCCGAAGAATGCGTGAATTAGTGGACGAAAGTGATGCTGTTAAATCTAAGTCTCCAAGTGGAATTAAATTGATTTTTTCAAATGATTGAGTAAGCGGAACATAATTGTCATTTGAGACGGTATCATCAAACGCATATAATGTTCTAGCTTCTTTTATAATTTCGGCGTAGTATTTTTTACCATTTTGATAAACCACTCCGTTATCAGAATATATCTCAAACGCATGGTTGTCAGGTTGATTATCAACAAATGTGTAAAAATTGCGAGGGTATTGAGTTGTACTTCCAGTTCTAAATTGAGCAGATACCTCGTATGGATTTCCATTTAACGATCTCCCGAAATTCAATTCCGATGTTGTTGAACGAATAACATCTCTTGAAGTTTCTAAATTGTTATGAATTTCTCTTTCTAGTGGTCTAGTTTTAACTTTATCTCGCTCTAATATTGAAGGTTCAATCAAAATTCCAGTTCTGAATGTTGATTTCGCTGGAACTATAGTTTTTAGATGTTTGAAAAGAGAGTTATCAAAATATGATTTGATTAAATTGATGTAACTTTGAAAGTCAATATTGCTTAATCCAGTTTTATAAAAATTCAATTTGAATATTTTAAACTTTTTATACTGATCATTGTAAATTTCAGATGGGTCGCCTATGAAATCTGAAATATCAAAGTCTCCAAAGAATTCAATGATTCTGGTATTCAAGTCGTCTGTAGGTGAAAAGAATACACCAAGTCCGTTTGAACCTTTTGTCTTCACCTTTGAAGAAGGTTTTGTAGTTCTACTATCGTAAAATAATGGCTTTTCCAAGTCTTGTGTGATATAATTCACATTATTGCTTCTAAACTTAGCTGAACCATAATCTGGGATTCTAACCAATTCTCGTGTTTGGAACTTTTGGAAATGCCATGGGAAGCTGGCTGAAACATACTGAAATACTTCAGGCAGTTGATCACAACATTCTTCTGGACAAGTATCTTCAATTGACGCTGATGTTGAAAGATCAGGAAAACTATATGCGTAAATATCCCCAAGTTTCTCATTGCTTAATGAATTATTTTCAATTATAACAGCACCACTTACAGCTGCTGATGAACCAGAATATAAATTCTGCGGACTATTGAAATTCAAATGAAGTTTCAGATTGTCTTGTGTATCATCTGGAAAATCAGTGTCGTAACCGCCGATGAAAAATACATGAGAGTCAAATCGTTTGTCACTTAATGGAGTTTTCCAAAATCTAATTTGATCAATTACTCCGAAATATGCTTCTGGATCAGGTATAAGAGATCCCGTTTGTTGCATATAATTTCCAAAATACACAAAATCTTGTTCGCCTGAAGAACCTCTAAATGTAGAGTTGTAACTTCCAGTGAAGTAAAAGTCTTCTTGATATTCAAAAACGATGCGGTCATCTATAGCTCTTTTTACTACTAAATCATATCTTACTGGTAGTTGATCCACAAATGAAGGGTCTGATAATTGAGCTTCTGTAAATCCAAAGTAATTCTCAACATCATTTCTTCTAAGCATAACCGAGAATAAATCACCATTGAATATAGGCATATGATCGGTAACCAGAGTTTTTATCTGCGCTCCGCTGCCGGTTGTATCTGATAGAGTGAAAAATACACGACCCCAACTACTACCTCGTTCTCTTTGTGCTCCGATTAACCAACGATCATCACAAACTGCAAGTCTGTAAATTTCACCTTCTTCGTAAATTCTGTCTTTGTCAAATGCAAACTTAAACTCAACCGTTTGAATGTCGCTGCTCCATGAACATTGAATAAATTCATTATCACCTTGGAAATGTAAAGCGTAATAATCGTTGTCAAAAATGAACTGATTGTCGTCTTGGGTTCTGTCAATCTTTTTAATTCCCCCGAATTCTCTGATTGAATATAACGCCCTTGGTATTCCATAACACGTGAACAGAGAACGAATGGCTTCTTCAGTTCCTTTAGTTTTCAATATATAAGGCAAATTATTCAGTATTCTTTTCCAGATCGTTTGGGTTCTACGCTTTGCGGGTATTGCCTCTAACGCTTCACCATCAATACCTTCTCCGGTGAGTGCCACCAGCAAATCCTCGTGATCAGTTCCACTTTCAGGTTCCCACCCTAACGATTTCAACATAGTTTTAATCATTTCATCTGAAATTCCGATGTCGCTTCGGTTTTCAACTTGAGAAACTGCTGGGGAATATTCAATATGTGACCAAATATCATCAAACATTTGACCGACCATATTCAGAAAATCAACATATTCATAATTTTCTGAATCTTCTGTGATAAAGTCTGGAGTATTACTTTCTAATGAATCGTTGTTGAATTCATCATACAATGATGCGGAAGTTTCATACGTTCCGTCTCTTGCAGTTTCTCCGATTGGAGATGAATGTTGAACATACCAATCGGGATTATCAAACAAAAATTTCTCATAAGCATCAAATCCATTTTTAACATCTTTGATTTCTCGTTCACGAATTACTTTTTCGGAAAGATAATACGGATCTGATGGTTGGTCTTCCAATTTAGATTCAACAGATTCCAATAAATCATCAATCCTATTGATTTCATTAATTTTTCGTTCGTAATTTCTAACTCGCGAAACTGCTGATGAGTATTTTACGAAATTTTCAAATTTACTATAGTCAATGTTGATTGACGTGCTGTTTTTGTCTTCGTCTTCTAATAATCGTTCAATTGATCCAGTAGGTGCAATGCTGTCAATTGAATATTGTTTGGTTGAAAATAAATTTTCATTGGAAGACGCCTTGAAATTTGGACCTTTGATCTTTACAATTTCAATTTGTTGATTTTTGTAAATTATAAAATCGTTGAATACTGGATTACAAGTTAATCTGGAAAATATAAATCTGCTTCCAATGTCATATTGATCAGGTAAGGGATCTTTTAATTTGATCGCAAGAGGTTGATATCTCTCCGCTGACCCCACGTTTCTTCCTGTGCCTATGTAATTTAAAATAGGCAATAAGTTTCCATTTTCAAAATTTAAGAAATGTTTGAGATAAATTCCATTACGTCTGAAATATAAATCTTCCGATTCAAAAATTGATTCTGTAAAGATCTGGTCAAATAGTGATTTTATATAAGCAACATACTCAGTGAATTCATTGCTTATCACTGTTGATTTTTTTACCAAATGAAACTTAATAAGTTCTTCGGCAATTTCATTGTAAAAATTGTTGATGTTTAGAAAGCTATTCTCTTCATCATATTGTGAAAATAACCAATTTTCAAACTGATAAAAGAATGTTTTTGAACTTTCATTTCTACCTGACAATATTTCCGTCAAGAAATTAATCATATCAATATCACGTGGTAATGCATACAACAATTTGATTTCAGTGATCAATCTTTCATTGTCTTTGATTGACGCTTCGTAAATTTCGTCAATTCTCTTTGAACGAATTCGTGAAATTATATCATCAATAGTTTCTCGGGTAAAAATAGAGTCATTTAATACCTTATTGAATTGTTTGTTGATCAGCTTGTCATCTGATATCTTGGCACTAGGAATCACGGTGATTTCAGCCCTAGATGGTGAAATTGATGCAATTTCAAGTTTTTCAGTTGAACTTCCGATGACATCGTTCAACACCGTGTATGAAATTTTATAGTTTCCAGCTGACAATCCCAATGATTTGACATCATCAACAGGAGAAACAACTATACTTCGTGTTTCGTTTGAATCCTTGACCGTGTAAAATGAAGATTCTGCCAAACTGAATGAATAATCAATCAGATTTCCCGTTGTATCCAAATAGGAACGTTCAAACACGGTTTTAGTTGGAGTGTTTGCATTTCGTTTGAAGTTGATTAAATTCTCAGAAGCATCATAAATTGCAATCTCAACAACATCTTCATCTTGTTTCCCAAAAGCAACATCAGTCAATGATCCTGAACGTATGATTTCCAAACTTTCATTTGACACGAAATAACCTGTATCAATTGATGAAGTTGTGATAGACTTAAATTGATATGGATACATTACACATCCTCCGGTATAATAATTTCAATTTCTGAAAATGAAACATCAAATCTCTCTTCAACAGCGGCATCATCGTAAACATCGGCAACGATTGGAATTGTGATTGCTGATTTCTGTAATGTGGATTCATTAAAATCAAGACGTAATACGCCAAACTCATCGTAGTCGGACACTATTGAACCGGATTTTGTTACAACATCCAATTCTTCATTTGAAAACTTTTGTAAAAATTTTGGTAGAGACATGAGTTAAACGGTAATTTTGAATACTTTATTATCCTTAAATATTTGAGTGGTTGAGTTTTGTACCACCTTAATAAATAGTCTGAAATATCTTTCTTGTGGAAAGTTCGTCGTATCAAGGGTCAAGTAATTTCCGTTTGCATCTACGCTTAGTTTTGTATGTGATTCGTCAAAGTCAATTAAATATTCTTCACTTGAAGCATCCTGAATCGCATAGTATGAAGTTCCAGGTAGGTATTTTGAATTAACAAATCTTGTAAATTCGTTGTTGAATGTTTTTGCTGGAAAACTATCTCTCGCAGAAACATCAATTCTTACCTTCTCGCCAGCAGAATATTGTTGTTTTAAATTAGAAATTGAAACATTTAATTTGCTACCTGTTGCAGCTTGTAATGATCCTGTAAATCTACTTGAATCATCATACTTAACGGCAAGAGTTGGAATGTAAATTGTGTTTGTGTTTTGTGAAAAGAATTTGATTCCATTGAAAACGACAGCAGAATCCTCTTCGGATGAAGTCAAAATGAATCCTTCGTTTGGAGTATACCCATTTAACCACGAATTTACAATCTTGGTAACATCCATATTGATATCGGATGTTTCGTTGTTGAATGACTGTGAAACTGAACTTGAAAGTGTTGTGGTTGTTATAACACCGCTTAAATTTACTTGGGAACTTCCTGATTGAATTCCAATCAATTGTGAAGTCAGGTAATTGTCGGTTGCTGTTATTGTTAGAACGCTTGCAGACACCGAAGATGAAACGAAACTCAATGAATTGTTGATTTCATCGTTTAGATTTGTCAATGAGATATTCAAACTTGAACCGGTCTGGTAATAATACAATCTATTGACAGCATCATCCAAGTTCACATCAACAGAAGCCGAAGCATTTGCCCCGCTGAAACTTGAAGTTGTTGAACCTGATTGGAAATAATAACTATTCCCAAGAGTTCCGGAAACACTAGCAGTAAAATGAAGTATGAAATCTTTCGTTGCGTTGAATGTAAATCCACCAGATGAAGATATGTTGTTTAACTCATTTACAAGTGCATTGAATTTTGTTTTGAATCCAGCATATTTTCCGCCTGTGAATTTATTTCTCGTTGGCAAAGTGTGTGTTGTAGTAACACCACAAGTATTCACACTACTGGAGGTTGTTGTATTTGATGTATTCCAAATGTAATACTCGTTTCCTTCTAATCCAGAATAAACCGAATTCAGCACCAGATATGATGATGTAGCTGATGAAGTTACACTTTGCGTAACTGATGCTGAAATAAAATATGTATATGATGCTGAGAATGAAGCCGATACACTTGCTGTAATGTAAAAATCGGATATCATATTGATGGCTTGTGACATTGAAATGGCAGAATCCCAGGTTGACCCACCCACATAAAAGAAATGTAGGTTAGAACAATCAGGAGCTAACACATTACGATTTGTAGACGCCATGAATGAATGAGTTGTTTCACAGTCAGCAATTTCCCACTTATCACCACCTGCAAATGATTCAATCAGAATACTCGCAGTTGACTCAGTGGAAGATGTGGCATAGTTATCCCATCCAAAATAATAGTTATTCCCACAATCATCAGGTGTATTGTTTGCAATCGCAATTATGTTACACTGACTTGATGCAGAAATTACAAACTGGTCAAAATTGTTTATGGCAGTAATTGGAACTGCAACTCCGGCATAACCAGATTGAGAAACTTGTGTTGAACTAGATGGTGAGAACGTGTAAATCAATCCACTTGAACCTGTAATGTAAAATGGTTGATTTTGTTCAAGTGATGTAAATGTCATCGTCGCGCTTGGAGCGGATAACGATTGACTTGAAATTAAGTTATACCAATTTCCACCACCAGCAGAACTTGTCGGTGATTGAGATACATCCCATAGTTTACCACCATAATCATCACGGTATTTCCAAGAAGCGCCTTTAAGCGTGTTGTCGTCAAACAATCTTCCCGTTCCCATCTCCCAACTTTGTGAAACAGGACGAGCAGTTATGCTGTATTCAATTGGCAATTCAATCGCATCAACAGTGTATAATCTCAAGTAAAACTCTGGATTAACAATTTCACCTGTTGATATTGATTGTGAAATTGAAGACAGATCAAATTTGAGTAAAGTCCTTGAAATGAATTTCTCACAAGATGGAGTTTCACGTTTGCCTATTTCCAGTATTTCATCTTTTCCGAAATTTCTAAATTTCAGATCAGGATGATTGGATAAAAAGGTGTCTTTCTGAGGATATACAAATGTGATCATGTTTATAAATATTACAGTACTTTACCTGTTATGTCTTTGTTTGGGTATTTAACCTCAAAAATAGATGGATCAAGGGATGGGTAGATTATTTTGTCAATTGTTGCTTTTTCAATGTTGTATTCAACCGATGAATAATCTCCATTTGTTTTTGACAAATTTCTAATTTCAACATTTTGTACTGATTGAACGCCTTGGACATTTGCCAATGTCAATTCAAATTTACTAATGTTGATTGCTTGATTGAAATTCATATTGTCAATGTCAAAGAAATCCTTCGCTTCCAATAAACATCTTGCCAATACTTCTCTTTTGTTTTCGCCTTTGAATGTTGTTATTTCAAAATTTACTCCAATATTCACAATGAATCCATCAAGTATCTTAATTTCATCCGTAAGCATTCTATATCTTGACAAATGGCGAATTATGTTTTGTCGTAATGCTGGATTCATATTTACTAAATGTTTTCTGTTGTTGTAACTCAACGAATAAACATTTACATCAAATGATTTATCCAAATTTGGATCTGAATTCACAGCGTTTTGCGAAATTTCATTGTCAGTTGTTACATGAACTTTTGCAATTGAACCAAACTTTGAAGGCATACTCATGATTCTTGCTGTGTAATCATTTGTTGTAACAACTCGGTTTTGTGAGTTAAAGAATGCCAAAGCGTTTTGTCTAATTTCCTCTGTGCTTTCTCCATTACCTCCGCCTGTTGCGGGTTCTGGATTAGTAACTCGTAAGCTGTTTCTTAGTGATTGAACCAATTCTCTTTCAGTCTCTTTAAAGTCGTCCAGTTGTTGTGAAAACTCCACACGTGAGATTGAATTTATTTCGTTTGCATTTACGTTTGATGTAATTCCTCCACCAACGATATACTCAACCGTGATTGTTGTATTTGATGGCGCAAGACCGTAATTCTGAGATTGTAGAAATTTAGAAGGATCAACTGAGATGTTGAGTGAATTTGACCTATTTCTTTGAACATTTTTGATGTCTAATATAATTTGATCTTCTTCGCTTGAGTTTATACCTGAACCAAATTCTAAAAATGTTTGATTTTCTGTTGTGATTCCTGTTATATATTTTCGGTTGGTTCGTAACGAACCTATCAACGATGGAACTGACTCTCTGTATTTGAAAAGTTTGCCATCATTCCGTTGAATGTTTTCAATCTCGGTATAAACTATATCCTGAGAAAGATAATCAACTTCATGCCATTTATTACCATCAGCATCAGTTACGTTTAAAATTTCAATGACATCATCTTCGTCTAATGAGAGTCTTAAAAATTCTTGGGCTGAACCTATACTGAATAACTTTGTTACTATTCTACCTGACTGTGCTTTTGCGGTCTTCTTAACCAAAAATGTTTGAACTTGGCCAAGTGAATCACGGCTAAAAGCGGTAACTTCACGTGGCGAATCTTCATTATCAGTTGAAAAGTCAACCAGTTCTCGTGTTATGAATGATTCACCGTTTGGAGTTGAAACTTCCATGTCGGGTAAAAGAATCAAAGAAAATCTTTCATCTGGTATAGACTTCCCATCAACTACAATTGAAGGTACAATCTGAAATACCTCTATCTCAACAAATGAAGGTCTGGTTATTTTTGGCTTATACCCCATTGATTTTGCCAATGCCAATACATTTTTTCTT